AGATTGATATTTCTGCTAGAATCGATTTCAGAAATTACTCTGCCTGTTTTAAGATCGTAATGATGTTCTCGCATATAGCCAGTATCTGCCATAAATTTAGATACTCTAAAAATTCCGCTTTCTAGCTGCACATATTCTTTTTTGAACCAAGATCCATTGCTTCTAGAGTGACGAACATGATTTAAATGCTCATCGCAAATAGCAACTGAAGTCACATATTCACCATCATGCCACTCATCTTTGAAATACAAGATCAAATATTCTTTACCGCCTATAACTCTTTTTTCACGCGGCTTATATTCTCTGCGTCTTCTTCTCATCTGATATCGATTAAGTCTTCATACTCATCGAAGATACTACCTAGCAGCTCTTCAGAAACAAACTCTTCGCTTTGGAAGAGCAAGTGCACACAGTCTGATTCGTATTCTTGCCCTCTGAATTCGACTTTTACGCCAAGTCTATCGAAATACTCGAAAGACTTTGCGACAAAGGCAGGAGCTTCAGCCCCTGCCCATATCATAATAAACTGATTAAACATTATCATAGATCAATCGCAATTTCTTTCAGCCAAGCTTTAAGACTCTTGAACACTGTCTCAGTTTCATTTTCAGATAACTTGCTCATTTCATACTCGTACTTGGATAGACCATGAGCACGCTTAACTTTGTGAGCATTAAACTTTCTGAGGAATGCTTCTGAAGCAATAGCATCAATTTCTGCATTAGGCATATCAGCTATAGTAAATCCGCGCTGATTAAGCATTGCATCTTGATTCTCTCTTAAGAATTCAGCTGCTGCTTCAGTCATACCAAGCACTTGCACATACCCTTCTTCAAGGTTAGCACGTACACTAAAGTGACGAGAACTGAATTTGTAGAATGTAGAAGGTTCGATGTTTTTCAAAACAACTTCAGGATTAACAACATGATTTGAAACTGCATTTTCTACAGCTTCTGGCGTAACTTCCTCAATGGTAGTCTTTGCCGGGGTTTTTGTGTTTGATTTCATATATTGAGTTTTAAATTGAATACAAATATATATATAATATTTGAAATAAAAAAATTATTTTTAAAAACAATGAAACTTTTTTTCACCGCACACTATAAGGTTTACTGGTTCTGAGTCGAAAAAGACTCTAAGCGCAGTCTATAGTTCTTTAAGCGTGCGAGCGTGTATACGATATAAAGGAATGAGCACGATCTGATCTGAATTTTTTTATCATCAGAAATGTCAAGAGGCTAAATAAGAATATCTATTAAAGAGTACGCTCAAAAATATAAAAATATACGTATGACAAACTACAAGTTAAAACTTAATCAAATTCGCGAGGTGTTAGGAATGCCGGTGAAACTTGAGAGAGCAACTTTAGCTGATGGTACCACTATCGTAGAAGTAGAGAAACTAGAAGTTGGTTTCCCTGTTTCTATTGTTGCAGAAGACGGATCTTTAACTCCAGCCCCAGAAGGTGAACACACTCTCGAAGATGGAACAAAGATCATGGTTGATGCTAACGGTGCAATCACTGAAATTATGCCTGCTGGCGAGCCAGTAGCAGTTGCAGCTCAAGAAGAAGAAATCGAAGAAGTTCAAGAAATGGAACTTCCAGAAGGCGTTGCCGAAGCTATTTCCGAAATCATCGAAGAAAAGATGAAAGAGAAAGTAGAAGAAACCATGAAAATGGTAATGGCTGCTGTCGAAGAAATTGCAACTGAGATTGCAACAGTAAAAGAAGAAATGGGAGCTATGAAAGAGAAAATGCAAAAATTTGCAAAGACTCCTGCTGGTAATCCAGTGCCAAAAGCAACTGTTGAAAAAGCTGATAAATCTATCGATGCTATCGATGCACGTATCGCTTCTATCAATGAAATCAAAAAAACACTAAATAAAAACTAAAAAACTATGAGTTTCAATTTATCCGGTCTGAGTGCATACACAGACCAATTATCAGACCAATTAATAACAAGGGCAATCTTGAAGCCTGTTTCTACAGGTTACTTGACTGTTCGTCCAAACATTACAGCAGGTGTAACTTCAATCAACATCTTAGGTGGTGTTATTGACATTAAAGATTCAGCTTGCGGATTTGGATCAGGACAGACAGGTTCTAACACTACAGCATATACACAGATTGACATGACAGTTCAGTCAAAGATGCTTAAGGAAGTACTTTGTCCAGAGCAACTTCGGGACTTCTGGTTGAGTGCTTACATGAACCCTTCTGCTTACCAAGAATCAGTTCCATTTGAGACGTTTATTGCCGACTATAAAGTACGTTCTATTGGTGCTTACATTGAGAACACTATGTGGCAGGGTGATGGTGCAAACCTTGACGGTTTACTTGCACAAATCAACGTAGCCGAAGGTGCAGTTGATGGTTCTGCTTATGGTGGAAACTGGACTTCATCTACTGCAGTTGATAATGCATGGGGTCTTATCGATCTTCTTCCAAATGCTATTAAGCAAGAAGATGATTTGAAAATGTACTTAAGCTATGCTCAGTACAGCAAGTTGACTCAAGGATTGATCGCAACTGGTAACTCTATCTTGTTGCAATATCCTAACATCAACAATACTGCTGGTACATCTTCTGCTTCAACCTTTATCTTCCCAGGTACTAACGTTGAAGTTGTTGCAATCCCAGGTATTAACACTAACGAAGTTATTGTTGGACCTCAGAAATACGCTTTCTTTGGTACTAACTTAATTGATTCTGATGTAAATGCATTTAGATTTTACTATGATCCTTCGCAAGATCAAATCAATTTTATGGCAAAGTTCAGACTTGGAACTGCAGCAGTTGCTAACCAATTCGTATCTAGCTCAGCTTACTAAACCAAACCAAAGGGAGCTAGAAATCTAGCTCCCTTTAATAACAAAAACAAATAAAACACACATATGAGTTGTAATATATCAAGTGGCATAGCGTTGGACTGTATTAACGGTCTAGGCGGTGTCAAAGAAATGTACGTTTTTGCTGGAACTTGGGGTGGTATCACTGAAGTAGCTGGAGAAGTTACTTTGATCAGTGGGACGGGGAGCTTTTTTACCTTCGAACTGCCCAAAGATACCGCATCTTTCACAGAAAGCATTAACGTAGCACCAACAGCCGGCACGGTTTTTTACCAGCCAGAGCTAACTGCTATCTTCCAGAAAATGGACGCAGCAAAACGCAATCAAATTCTTTTGCTTGCACAAAATAGAGACCTAAGAGTGGTTTATGTTGACAACAACGATGTATCTTGGTTAATGGGTGAGAGCCGTGGATGTCAAGTATCTGCAGGTACTGCTCAAACTGGTACAGCTGTTGCTGATGCAAATTCTTATTCAATTACTATTCAAGGACAGGAACCCCTTTCTGTATATCCACTAGATGGAACTTTGGCAAGTGTAATTGGATCAGGTGTTACTATTGTAGCTGCACCTTAACCCTTTCCTCTTCGGGGGATTTTTTCTAATTTTGGGGTAAGGGGCTAGAGAAATCTAGCCCCTTTTTTTATGTCAAAAGTGCGACTTTCTATATCTAATTAAAAGAGCCACAAAGCGTGATTAATCTTAATAATCTAGAAACAAACTCAATTATCATCTATGTTAACGTAGATGACGTACAGATCAATCCTTATTATGGATCAGGTCTGTTTTTGTTTGGCTTTAAAAACGGATTCAGTAGACAATGGGCTTATGTGATTCCCGATATCGTAACATCGAATTCACGTTATACAGAGTTCGAAATCCAACTTACAGTTTTACAAAATGAAGATCCAGAAAATGGACTCATTACACTCAGCCCTAGTGGAAACTGGGACTATAAGCTATGGGCAATTGATGAAGTAACTCTTGATCCTGCACTCGGTGTTCTCATCGACAAGGGCCAAATGTATCTTGAAAACGTAGCTGCAGAATCGCAAAATATTGTTTATCTTAGTGATAATGACAGTGACCAAAATATAGTTTATCTAACGAGAACAGAAACCAGTTGCGCCGTTTGGAGCACATTCCCAGATATTTGGAATTTAACACCACTTATCTGGAGCGAATGTTTCCCAACTTTATGCGCAGGATGGGCTGAATTTCCAGATGAATGGAACTTTACATCTCTCGAATGGGATGAATGCATATAAAAAAATAAAACATGGCAAATTTAAGCGGAAAACAAGTCAGTAATACCTATCCCTCGATAGTTGGTGTAGGAACCAGCGGAACAAGTGGATTAAGTAACACTTTACAGCCACTAACAGATGGCTTTGGAGTAGAAATGCCGATTGAAGTCAGCAATACTGCAGTACATATTACAGCAGCTACTACTACAGTAGAAACACTTTCTATCGACGGCGTTGGAGTAGTAATTAACTCATCAGGTGTCTATGTAGGACCTGGTGGAAGCGGTTCATCAGGTTCAAGCGGAACAAGCGGTTCTTCTGGTGCAAATGGCACTTCAGGAAGTAGCGGTACTTCTGGAATTGGTTCTTCTGGAACTAATGGATCAAGTGGAAGCTCTGGTACTTCTGGAATTGGTTCTTCTGGAACTGATGGCTCTTCTGGCTCATCAGGTTCTTCTGGGACATCAGGTGCAGATGGATCTTCTGGATCAAGTGGAAGTTCTGGCACATCAGGTGCAGATGGATCTTCTGGATCAAGTGGAAGCTCTGGTACTTCAGGATCTTCTGGATCAAGCGGTACTTCAGGCGCAGATGGAACAAGTGGAAGCTCTGGTACTTCAGGAATTGGTTCTTCTGGAACTGATGGATCAAGTGGAAGCTCTGGCACATCAGGTGCAGATGGATCTTCTGGATCAAGTGGAAGCTCTGGCACATCAGGTGCAGATGGCTCAAGCGGTTCTTCTGGTACTTCTGGCATAGGTGGTTCTAGCGGTTCTTCTGGCACTTCAGGTGCAGATGGTTCTTCTGGTTCTTCTGGATCAAGCGGTTCTTCTGGAACAGATGGTAGTTCTGGTTCTTCTGGTACATCTGGAGCCACAGGTTCTTCTGGATCAAGCGGTACTTCAGGTGCAGATGGTTCTTCTGGATCTTCTGGTACATCTGGTGTAGGTGGTTCTAGCGGTTCTTCTGGCACAAGTGGAACCAGTTTTGCATCTCCATACACTGGAAACGTAGTTATTAACGGACAAGCAGCAACTACTTATTATGATAATGGTACTTCTGGCGCAGTTAATTTCAACAATTCAAATATACAATCTATTGAACTTACCGCAAGCACTACTTTTACGTTTTCGAATCCGCTAAGTGGAGCTAGTTATACTCTTGAATTAGAGCAAGGCGGCAGCGGTGGATATTTAGCAACTTGGCCAGCCTCAGTAGAATGGGCTGGAGGTTCTGCACCTACACTACAAACTGGAATAGGTGCAAAAGATTTTGTTTCTTTTGTTTATATTGGAACTACTTATTATGGATTTAGTGCTCCTACAAATGGCACTAGCGGTTCTTCTGGAACTTCAGGAGTCGCTGGATCTTCTGGTTCTTCTGGCACAAGTGGTAATTCTGGATCTAGTGGAAGCTCTGGTACATCTGGTGATTCTGGATCTAGTGGAAGCTCTGGCACAAGCGGAGTAGCTGGTTCTTCTGGTTCTTCTGGAACAAGCGGAGTAGCTGGTTCTAGCGGTTCTTCTGGTACAAGTGGTACAAGCGGCGCAGGCAGTGTAGTATATTCTCGTACTACTCCAACTGGAGCAGTCACTTTTACCACTGCAGAAACAATAGCAGAAAGTATTTTAATTCCTGGTGGAACTTATACACAAGGAGATATTCTTATTTTAGATGTCTTATGTAAAAGAAATACATCAGGCGGCGCTAGTAGTACCACCACTTGGAGAGCACGTTTTAATACATCAAATTCACTTTCAGGAGCTACACAAATAGCAGCAGGCGGACAAAATACTGGTAGCAGCGGCGGCAGTACGTTAAATACTCACTATACAAGAACTTATCATATTGCTGTTGCAGCTGGTAGCGGTGATGGCACGTTTGCGTATCCAACTACTACTGAAGCAGCTAATGACTGGTTTGTTAGTAATAATGGCATCGTCCAGTCATCTCTTGGTATTAACTGGAACAATGATGTTTATATTTTATTAACTGTACAAAATTCATCAGGTCTAGATACTTCATGGATTCAAGGTTATTACTTAAAATCGGTATAACAAAAAACAAAATAAAACATGGCAAATTTAACCGGTAAAAAAATAAAAGATACCTACAAGTCATTAGTAACTATAGGTACAAGCGGAACTGCTGGTGTTAGTGGTGCTTTACAAACACTAACAGATGGACTAGGTGTAGCAATTCCTATTGAAGTAAGCACAACTGCAGTAAAAATTACAGCAGCTACTACTACAGTAGAAACACTTTCTATTGATGGTGTTGGAGAAGTAATTAACTCATCAGGTGTCTATGTAGGACCGGGTGGTGGCTCTGGTTCTTCTGGATCAAGTGGATCAAGTGGATCTTCTGGAACAAGCGGAGCTGCAGGTGCACCTGGTGCAAATGGCACATCTGGATCTTCAGGATCAAGCGGTACTTCAGGAGCAACTGGCTCTTCAGGTTCTTCAGGATCAAGCGGTACTTCAGGAGCAACTGGATCTTCAGGATCTTCAGGATCAAGCGGTACTTCCGGTGCAACTGGCTCTTCAGGATCTTCGGGTACTTCCGGTGCAGATGGATCTTCAGGATCTTCAGGTACAAGCGGAGCAGATGGATCTTCAGGATCTAGTGGAAGTTCTGGTTCTTCTGGTACAAGCGGAGCAACTGGATCTTCAGGATCTAGTGGAAGTTCTGGTACAAGCGGAGCAGATGGATCTTCTGGTTCAAGTGGAAGTTCTGGCACTTCAGGTGCAGATGGATCTTCAGGATCTTCTGGTACTTCAGGAGCAACTGGATCTTCAGGATCTTCAGGCACAAGCGGAGCAGATGGTTCTTCAGGTTCTTCTGGTACTTCTGGAACTGATGGTAGCTCTGGTTCTTCTGGAACAAGTGGAAGCTCTGGATCAAGCGGATCTAGTGGAAGTTCTGGCACATCAGGCGCAGATGGTTCTTCCGGTTCTTCTGGCACAAGCGGAGTAGCTGGTTCAAGCGGTTCTTCTGGAACAAGTGGAAGTTCATCTCCTGCTGGTCTTGTAGCCGGTACTGGAACAAACTCAATGAAAAATGACAATGCTCTAGTAGCTACTGCTGCTATAGCATCTGGGATAAGTTCTATTGGATTAGGAAATAGTAGTACGTCTGGAGCAGATTATTCAATTGCAATTGGTAACAGAGCAAATGCGACTGGACAATATGGAGTTGCAATTGGAGAAAACGCAAGATCATATGATTTAAGTTCTATTGTAATAGGTAGAGATGCAAACTCTTCTTCTAATGGCGGAATGTCAATTGGTTGGAATGCACTATCTTTAAATCCAGATTCTATTGCAATAGGTAAAGATTCTCAGACTATTTCAAGTGGCTCAACTGCCATAGGTTCTAATTCATTTACTTTAGGACCAAATTCAATGGTGATAGGAAACTCGAGTACTTCTGGTACTTCCGGTACTTCTGGAATTGTTCTTGGCCGTAATTCTACAACAGACGCTAGCGGAGCAATTGCAATCGGAACAGGAATAACTGCTACTAAAGTAGATACTTTAACTACAAAAAGCATAGAAACTTTAGGGTCTTTTTATACTCCTGCAGTAATTGTAAATAATAATGCTACTCCAGTTATTGCAGGTACTGTCACTCTAGATTTTAATACTGGAAATATACAAGTAATAGAACTTGGTGGTAGTATTACTTTAGCTTTTTCAAATTCTAAAGCCGGATCTTCTTATGTAATAGCAATTGTTCAACCTGTTTCAGGAACTTACACAGTTACTTGGCCAGCCGCTGTACAATGGTCTGGTGGAACTGATCCTACACAGACAATTGCTACAACAACAAAAAAGACAGATGTTTATACTCTAATTTATCTTGGTACTACACAAGTAGGTACAGCTCAATACATAGGCGCAGCACAACAAAATATGTCATAATATGTTTCCATTACCTTTTGGATTTTTAACTTCGTTTTCACAGCCTTTAGATCCTGATGCTGCAGCATTTCTTAGTGCTGCAGGCATCAGTAATCAAGTGCAATCAAATGCAATCAACAATTTAGTTATTGACTTAAAAGCAGATAATCTTTGGACAGAATTTGATGTCATTTATCCTTTTGTTGGAGGGACTGCGGCTACACATAAGCTGAATCTTAAAAATCCAGCTAACACAGATGCTGCTTTCCGTATCAATTATTTTGGATCTTGGACACACACTGCAAAAGGAATGAGAATCACTTCTATGGGTGGTGCAAACCGCGCAGAAACTCTTTATTCACCTTTTGATAATCTTTCTTCGACAAGTAACTCTCAAGTAGTTTATTACACAGAACTTGTTTCTCCTCTTACGAGTGGAACTATTGGATGTATTGATGAAGATGCAACTCCTGATTCTTATTTCTATAATGGAGTAGCTGGCGGTGCCAGCAGAAACCAAGAAATAGCAGGTATTGGAAGTTTTGTAAACGGAGCTCTAATCATTACAACTAGAGATACAAATACAAGGTTAAAATATAAAGCAGCTTATGATACAAATGCTTTTGCAGACATAGGTACAAATACAAACACTGGCGGTGCACTTCCTGATATAGATTATTTCTTAGGAGCAACACTGATTAGACAAGGTGGTTCATTTACAGCAAATTATTCTGACGGTGGTACTTACGGCTTTGTAGCACTTGGAAACGGGTTAGGAACTTCGGCGTCAAATAATATGGCCACTATTGTTCAAGATTATCAAACAGCATTAGGCAGAGCTTATATTAACACTTAACTGAAAACAAATATCTAATATAAAATGTTTAACTCACCATTTTTTACAATCGGTTCAATTGCTGCAGAGATTCCTGTCGTCAGGACTATTTTCTATAATACTTCTTATTATTATACTCCTACAGACGGTACACTTTTTTCTACAAATTATTACTTCATAACAAATATCACATAAAGCGATGGCGTTTATTCACACTAACTTCCTAACAGGAAATGACTCAACTGGAGATGGTTCCACTTCAACACCGTACAAGACAGTTTATAAAGCAGTTCAAGTTGCTGCTTCTAGTGATTTTATCAAAGTTGCAGGAGGACAATGGTCTTCTAATCTCTCGGGTACTTTTACTTTTACTCAAAATTCGAATATAATTAACACTTCAGTTTCTCAAGTAGGAACAGTTTTGGTAGATGATATTCTTTCTTTTGCAGATGGACAATTTGGATTCGATAAATTCCATATTAAAGTTATTTCACTTACCACTACTACGATTACAACTGCTATGTTTTGGTCTATGGCAACTACTACAGTTAGTGATGTTAGAAGAATAGAAACCTATCACTATTCTTCATCAACAGCTACTGCTTTAGAAACTTGGAGTACTTCAGATGTTCAGCCTACAGGTAGAACTGGAATTACAATATCGGGTGGCTGGTCTACAGACTTTACCACACAGGGTGGATGGACTGTAATCAGAAGAACAGGCCAGGCAATTACTACAGCAAACTCAGGTGTTGGTTTTGCTTTTACTTACACTGGTGGTGGCCCAGGAAGCGGTGGTTTAGGACAGTGGGGAACAGATTTAATCTGGGATCGCTTTATGGCTCATACTGCTGTTTTATTTTCACCTACCACTAATGCTACTGGTTCTTCATTTGCAATTAAAGATCTTGCTTTTGTAAAAGGTGTATTAACAAGTAGTTCAAGTTTTTATTTAGGAATTTGGCAAGCAAATCCTTTAGTACCTTCAGTTATGTATAATTCTACACCTGGTGCTTGGACAAACATGAATGCTATAAATGCAAACCAAGCTAATAATACAGACAGACCTAGTGTTTTTGAATGCGATGTATGGACAACTTGTAGTGCTACCAGTGCAGGTAGTGCTAATTCAGCACAAGGTGCTTCGTTTGGTAGCACAAGCACAAATACCGGCGAGGGTACTATAAATCAATTAAATTTAAAATTAAGAACTGATACTGTTACTACAAGCGACTTTGTATTTTACTCACTCTGGACAAATGCAGGAAGCCAATCAGCTTTCTATAAATCTGCTGTTTTTTATTGTAATAGCCCTGGAGCGTTTTATGGTTTCTTCAGCAGTTTTACACAGATTACGGATCTTGAATTAACTGGTCCATTTGCTGCGCAAAATGGTTTTTATCTTCAAGGAACAACTTACCCAGGTATTTTACAATTAACGGGAAAAACATTTGATAGTTTAAAACCTATGTTTCAATATTATAATGCTGCATTAAACCGTTCATTATTTGAGGTAGCTCAACGTTCTTATAATCAATTTCAGATTAAAGATTCTGAAGGCTTAAAAACGCTAGATCTTTATCAAAATCTTTATTTTAAAACAGGCGGAAATTTAAAACTGCATTCAGGAAATCACGGCTCCACAAATAGCAGTACTTATACCTCGTATAAAGTGATTGGTGTTTTAGAAAGACCTACTTCAGAATTTACAGTTTCTTTTACTCTTAAGGTAGATGCTGGTGCAGAAGCTAAATGGGATACTTTAGCCGTTCACTATGGAGCATTGGCTACTAATGTTATAACACAAGCTTTAACACCTACTGACGAGTTTGCCACTTATACAATGACAATAGACCCGGCTGATTACGCAGATTGGTCATCAACTCCTTTTCCAATGTATTTAGGAATTCGTTCTAAAGCTGCAAACATTTACAATTCTGAAGTTGCGTCTTATTGCTACATACAATCTGTTACAATAGTATAAAAGAAAATATCTATATTAAATGAGCAATTCTAAACATAATTTCTACAGTGTCAATCCGATACAACCTAATCTGCCTATTTTCATCGAGAGACCAGGCAAGAAATTTATCGAGTACGGAGATGATAACTTGTACCCACAATTTGTTGCAAGCTTATTCTACAAAAGTGCTATCAATAGAACTTGTATCCAGTCTAAACTTGATGCAGTAATTGGTCAAGGACTCAGAACAACAGAAGCTGATCAACAATATGTTCTCAATAGAGCAAATCCACTCGAGAGCTGGAATGACGTTTTCGAAAAAGTTGCTCTAGACTATATCACTTTTGGTGGAATGGCAGTAAATGTAATTTGGAATCAAGATGGTACAAACATCGCAGAAATCTATCACGTAGATTTTACAAAAGTGCGATCAGGTTTTCACAATCCAAATACAGATAAAGTCGAAGATTACTTCTACTCTAGTAACTGGAGTGAATACAGAAAAGAGCTTTTCAAACCTCGCTCTTATCATGCATTCGATCCCCAAAAAGCAGACGAATTTCCAAGTCAAATCTGGTACTACTTCGATTACGAACCTGGAAATCTATGGTACCCTCTACCTTCTTACGCTGGATCTCTAAATGATATCCAGATCGATATCGAGACTTCTAAGTTCCATATTTCAAATCTTGCAAACTCACTAAACCCGAGTTTATTCATTGGTCTGAACAACGGTATACCTGCTCCTGATGAACGTGAAGAAATCTACGACGAGCTCATGATGGCGTATCGTGGAAGCGAAAATGCTGGTAAAGCTTTCATCGCCTTTTCGCAAGACAAAGAACATGCACCTGATATTATACCAATTCCAAGTGCCAACGATAACTACTATGTAAATCTTGAAAGCAGAATTACTACTCGGATCTTAACTGGTCACCGTATTACTTCACCTCTACTTCTTGGGCTATATCACGAAGGTGGCGGAGGACTTGGATCTAACAAAGACGAAATCATGGTTTCATATCAGCATTTCATTTCGACTGTAGTAAAGCCAATTCAGAAATCAATGCTGAGAGTATTTGATACTCTATTTTCTTACTATGGCTACACATCAAGCTTGTTTATAGAACCTAACAAATTATTCGAAGCAGAAGAAGTTACAATTGCAGACGAAGAAACAAAAAAAGAAGTAGATAATGGCAGTTTATAATGTATTAATGATATCAGAAGAGAAGCTTAAGAGCTATACTTCTATTCACGAATCAGTTTCACCTCAAGAACTTGTACCCTATGTCTTACAGTCACAAGATATCTACTTACAAGGTTACTTAGGTGCTACTTTTTATCAGCAGCTGCAAAACCAAATTACAGCTGGTACTGTAACTACTGCAAACAGATATCTTTTAGATAACTACATTGGAAACATTCTTTGTAACTATTCAATGTATCATGCTCTACCCTTCTTGAAGTATAAAGTCTTCAATAAGAGTATCTTATCACCAAGTTCTGAAACTGCACAGAGTACAGATCTTAATGAACTAAAGTTCTTGCAAAATGAAGTAAGATCTGTAGCAGAAAACTATACCGGATTGATGCAGATATTCTTGAACAATAATCCAAATGATTATCCTGCATGGACTTCACCGAATGTTCTTGATGGAGTTGCACCAGACAAAAAGACTCCTTTCTTTGGTGGACTACAGACAAATTCGAAATGGTTTAACTATAAGAAGCTGCGTAACTATCCGTACGGAACTGGAGAACGCGGACCGTGGACTGGAAATGGTTTTACAGATAGTGAAAATTGCTTCGGATGTGGGGACTGGCCGATACGATAAACTAATCAGAAACGATGAAAACAGAGAAGAAACTCTCTAAAGTATACACAAAGACCTGTAAGAACATGAAACTCTTACAGGTCTATTTACAAAAATTAGAAAAAGATGGCAAATCCAGCGTGGGAAAAGGGTAAAAGTGCAAACCCGAACGGAAGACCGAAAGGTAAGGGAAATAATTCTACTGAAAAAATCAAAGAAGCTTACACACAGCTGATTGAAGGTAATTTACAGAATATCCAAAATTGGTTAAATGTTACTGCAGAAAGAGATCCTGCTCGAGCTCTAGATTTTTTGATTAAACTAAGCCCATTTGTAATACCGAAAAAGCAACAAGCTGACATTACATTTGAGAATCCAATCAATATTGTTCTACCGAAAAAGCCTTCTGGTGATAGAGAAGAAGAGTAATAAGGTATCTATAATAACAAAGGCCCGCTTTAAGAGCGGGCCTTCGTGTGAATCTAGAGTTTTATGAAAACTTTTCTTTAAGCCATCGAGCAATTCCACCTGCACGAGATCTTAGCACTTGATTTTCTTCATTATCAACTCGAAGACCGAGACTTTTCTGTAGCTCTCTCTGGATACGGTGTGATTCTTTTCTATCTTCACACCAAGCTGCAATTACGACTTCGAGATCTACATCTTTGAAAGGAGATTTCTTACGAGTGCGGTGTTGACGCAAACGTTGTTCGATTTCTTGTCCTGTTTCTCCAACATAAACTACTTCTCCGCCTTGCATAAGTAGATAAACTGCTCTATTTTTCATCTTTGATTGTCTTTAAATTCACCTGTTACGATAAGTAGATCTATATGTACATAGAATCTATTTTTGTACCAGAGTTTTATGTATTCCATTTTAGCGATCTGAGTAAAATAAGCAAATGGATTTTGACTCTTTTCGGGATCAAACTTGTCCCAGTTTTCAAGCATTCGTAAGAGAGCATTAGAAACATTGTCTTCATACCAATTATTGTTTCCGTAGCGTCTAGCTGCTCGTTCAGAAAGTAATTTAAGTGAGAGTGCGAATCGTGGAGTGATTTCTCCAAGTTCTTTGCATTTGTGCCATTCTTCTAACATCTGCTTGTTGGTCAAGTAATGACCCCGTTCGGCTTCTGTTATATCAGGTCTTCTTCCCATTGATGCAATAAAAAGGGGGAGTTTAAGTATGGAAACACATTACAAAGAACTCTCCCTCCCCCTAAAAACTCAATTGGTGAATCAAACCAATTATAAAGTAAATATAGAAAATATCTGATTTGTTTCATTTACAAACTTCTAATTTCCATTTTTCTACCAAAGCATCAAATCCGGGAGTCCAATCTATGATTTTTGTATAAAGCCTGTCCCACTTGTAAGTCGACCAATAGATACCTTTGCTTGAATAGCGCTTTGTCCAGTAATTGTTACCCTTTGCCCATGCATCTACAAAAGTCCAACCTATATGTGCATGATCTATAGTTTCTAAATACCAACCGCCAGGTTTGCTGTATCCATGTACAACTGTATTAAACCCATAGTAAGGTCTCTGTGGAACAGGGTTCTTACCAAAAGCTTCGATATAGTCTGCTGTATAGCACCAGTCATAGTCTAGTCTAAAGTACATGTTTTCGGCTAGCTCTTTAAACTTGGCCCAATCAAAAAACATATCATAGACGTGATCTGTACCAGGTTCAAGCAAAAAAAATGTATTGAACTTATCTGGATTTTCTATACGGTTTTTGTAATGTGCTCGAGTAGTTTGGCCAGGTGTAAGTTTTACACGATTGATTTCTTGAAAAGAGAATTTGCTTATATGTTTAATCATTTTTGTTTACCTTAAAAGGAAGTTGCAAGCAACTTCTTTCTTTAAATGTAGGGTGTTTTACACCTTGTTTAGTTTTTTAATGGGTTCTTTTTATAGATGTAGAAAGAGTAATGTTTTAGAAACCAGACGCTTTCTCTCAGTCTGTCTTGGAACCCACCAAGGGTATTAAGCGCGAGAGCGCTCCGTCGTGACCATTCAAATTAGAGGGTAACAATTAGTAACAAGCCCTCTTCTCTGCTTAACTCTCTTATAAAGCGCTGTTAAGTATCCCCACTTCTCGGTTGGTGACTTTCGTCAAGACCTGCGGTGACCCTGTATATAGTCTAATTGCCGCCTCTGTGCTTTTGCGATTGATCTGGATGTAGTTGCGCTGATAGTTCACTATCATTTTGTATTTGGTATTATATAGAATACCTTAAAATTGTTTCATTAATTTTGAAACTTTTTTACTTAAAAATCTATAATATATAACCAAAAGGAATATGAATACTACTACCGAAGAATTGAAAAGGCAGATCGAAGAAGCCAAAGAACGGATCAGATTAAACAAGATTCTAGTTGCTGAACAAAAATCACATAGAGCAGTCTTAAGAGCACAAGAAGTACTATTACGCGGTTGTCACACTGCTCATCCGAAAGGATCTGATCACCACAAATCAAAGAACTGGAATGTATGGAAAAGAGTTGCTCCAAATGAATATGAATTTATGCGTACATTTGGTTCAATGGGAGAGGTTGCTAGAGAGCTGGGTAAATCTTATATGGCTACTTGGGGTATGATGAGGCGTTGGCAAAAAATTGCAAGTGGTGAAGAAGAATATAAATACAAAAGAGCCAAATTTAAAGGCTTGGAATACAGAATTGAAGCAGCTTAATGTCTCTGAACGAATGTCTGGAAATGGAATATCCACACTTGGTAGAAGCATCTCTGAAGATCACCGGGCACAGCGAGTTACATTTGGACTTACTCCACTACTGTATCGAAGATCTCTCCAAAAAGCCCAATGCACAGGCTATAGTGGATTCGGGTGGAATAAGATTCTATATTGTAAGAATGATGCTAACCCAATACAGATCAGTAACAGGACCATTTTACAAAATGTATCTAAATCACTGGAATATGAGCGCAGATGTACCAGACGAACCAGATCACGAAGAGCATAGACTTGATATGAAAAAAGTAAATCACCTTCTTGATCAACTTCCTTGGTACGACAAGCTTCTGTTTCAAACATTTGTAGATGGGGATCACTCTTACTCATCACTCAGTAGAGAAACTGGAATTCCACGCACCAGTATCTCGTTAACAATTAATCGCGTGAGAAAATACATAAAAGAAAATCTATAAAATATGAGCTTTAAATTTTTTAAGAATGGCCGCGAAATCACGGCACCGCGTAGAATCAGCTGGCGTTTCAAAGGCCACTCACAGATCTTTGAATCTGCTCCAGAAAAATTAGATATCAATAGAAACTTCTGGAGACAGAAACTTTGTATCGCAGCTGGAACAGAAATCCAGATCTTAGCAGATAACTTTGACATTAAACAAGATGATGCAACAAATATTTCCATCCCTACTGATCACACTCCTCATATCGCTATCGACAACGGGCCTGATCTTGAATCCAGTATACCAGAAACTTCTGAGGATACTGTCGATAGTCCTAAACGTAAATATAACCGGAAAACCACTGAACTGCCCGATGTGTCTTCCGAGTCACCTGACACTGATAGTTCTATTAACGAATAACTATGGCTTACTCTCGATACCCTGTATGTTTATTGCAGGATACTTCGGAGAGCTATTCTATAAAATTGTAACAGAATAATGGCAAAAGGACAAATAGGAGATAGCAAAGAACAAATTGCATTTCAGAACATGGAGCGGATGTGTCGCAAACACAAGACAGAGCCCCGAAAAGCTCCAGCAAATCATCTTCTTGCTTCTCTACAAGAAATATTTCCCGATACATGGAGAGAAGAACTTAAAAAAATGCAAGCAGACTATGCCAGTAAACATAACCCCTGAACTCAGAGACGAGCTCTTGATCTTTTCTGATCTAATTACTCAACATAATAGAATGTATACTGCAGAAGATATCTCTAAAATCTATTCGTTGCATAACAGAATCCTCGGTAGCAACAAGAGACCAAACGGATGTCCTTCTTGTCTCCGTTCTACAGTAAGAGAACTATCTAAA